ATTTCTTTACACTCGTATCATACGCCCTATTGACGTCCTGATCTATCTTTGCTTGCAATTCTGGGGTCATACCTGGCTGTAACGATGTTCCGTATGAATCTAATTCAAATATTTCATCCACACCATCTCCATCAAGTGTCGTCATGCCACACCCACCGAATCCAAACGTCTCGACTTGTTTTTGCGGCAATAACGATTCTAACCAATTTTTAATCTCTTGTCCGACGAGTAACTTACCATTCTTCGTTAACATCGTCGGCACTCGATCAATTTTATACTTGTACTGGGGTGGGATGCCGTGTGTATTGATATTGTGAAAATTTACGATCTGTCGCAATTGTGCATTCTGATTAATAAAGTCGATCAAATCTAAACTGTGAGAGCATTTTGGGCTAAACAGAAGCAGCGACATACTAAAATAGAATATCAAAAAAAAATCGTAATTTTACACACAAATAATTTGTAATGTACTAATAATGAACTGGCAGTGGGTTGTTAATATCGTATTGATATTGATCGTCATTTATATAACTACCAGACGAGAAAATTTTGGATACAGGGATACCAAATCGAATAATCCATTTTTCGTCGATGAGAAAGAGTTCGATTTGAAGAGATATAGTTTGGTAGATACTGGTAAACTGACCCCCGACATGCTCGAGAGAATGGTACACCAAACGAACGAACGAATCAGCCACATCACGGGACTTTGTACCTATATAATAGAGACTATAGGTGTAAACAAGTACAAGAATAAAGAAACAGAGGAGGAAGTGTATCGCGCAACCTTTATGGTGGTGAAGCACGGTGGCATGCCTTTCGCATTTGTCGTGACATCCGATATCAAAATTTTAAACGATCCAACGTCTCAACACAATGTATCAGGATTCGATGTAAATCTTCTCAAACAAGCTGAAATCCTACACAAAGACCCAACAACGGGGGAAGTAACCGCAACCTATGAATCGACGGGTGAGGTAAAAACTAGACTTGATAAGACCGCACTTCCCGCAAAAAAGTATAAAGATGATAAAATTCGAGAATTAGCTAGTATAATACAGGATAATGACCTATCACAGCAGCAGCGAGAGGAGAAAGCATCGGCGATCATCAGTGAAATTCTCGAAGGAATAAAAAATAAACAACCCGTCGTCATGGTACATAGTATCAGAACGCAACCCCTCGATTACAATTACCCAGAAGATCCAGAGATCTATACGAACAACTTCGGAGTCGAAAAATACGATGATTACATGAAAGTTCGAGAATCGGAAATAAATTTTATAAAAGGTAAAAAATTTAAGAAGAAGGAGATCATGTCATCGAATGAGATGTATAAGACCGCGCGAGAACCAGTGAGTGAGGACGTAGAAATAGTGGGCATGGACGCAGAGCCCGCACCACCGCCGATATATATCCAAAAAAATTCATTAGACTAATTTAATGATTAGCGTCGATGATATTTCGAAAATCGCTGATAGAAAAAAGGAGCTATTGAAGCAAACTTATAAGCATATCTATGAACAATCCTGTAAACGGATCAAAAAGCACGCAGAGTTCGGTAACAAACATGTATTCGTCGAAATCCCTGGATTTGTGATGGGATACCCGTCGTTTGATCGGTACAAAGCAGTTCAATATATATTTAGGCAGCTCACGTTGGCGGGATTCATATGTACTATATATAACAATTTCGTCATACATGTCACGTGGGCTTTAAAAAAGGCAAAACCTACCAAAGTTCAAGAAAAACCAGTGCAGCAGGAAGAAGAATTCGGTGATTTACCGAGTTTTATAAATTTAAAAAAGGCTGCGAATCGTTATCGGGGTAAATGATGCGACAAAATAGATATAAAAAAAGTTCACTCCATGATAAATGGACAACCTGAATGTACTCGTAGAAGCTAAGAGAGAATATCTCGGCCAACTGTGCGATCTCATGTGTCCAGTTATGATAGAAAATTTTGAAAAAATGTACGATGAAGCGTACGCGATGTCAAAGGGTAGAAAAGTTTTAGTCATGTTTCAAAAGCTTTTGAAAGAGGTTCCAAATTGGTCCGAAGCAATGTCTAAGCAGCACACGGATAACATCGCAAACCGAATCGCATGGTTTAACGATTTACTCGCGGCTGTCTTTGTCAGCTGTGTTAAAATTTTATCAGCCGTTCGTCTTTCTAAGGATAATAAGAAAATCGCGTTGAAATTACCAACGAATGAAGTGTTCGTACAAACTTGTTATAACAACGTCGCGAAGGATCTCTATAGGGATCCGTATATTTTCCATGAATCTACGAATGAATACGAACGAAATGAAATTTTGTTTCAACGATTTTGTACAGCGATCGAAGCATCTGTTCGTGAACTAATCCCAGTACAACAGATCTTACAGACCTACATGTCTCAGCAGGATAATAAAGATATAGACCTCAACGAAGCAGAGGTCGGTGACGCCGAAGACCCCGATTTCGTCGATGAGTTGCCCGAGGAAACTTTTGACGAAGCTCCCCCAATGGATGAACCACCAACAGAAGAACCCCTCGAAGAACCCGAAGCATTCATACCCCCACCAGATGACGCACCACCACCACCGACTGAGTCGCCGTTCGACAATGAATTTAAGTCAATCACAGGCGTGCCAGCCGATCAACCAGAAAATCCAGTTGAAGATGACGATGTGTTATTCCCCGATGCTTCAGATGCACCAGCAAAAAAAGTTGGTTATAATTAAATGGAGTTCGAAGACTATCTGCGCGACCCCGTGTGGGCGGCGATTATCGCCGGTGCCATCACAGCGGCTTATATCCACATTAAAGCGAAATTGAATAACGAGGAAGGGTTACAGACTAGTTCCTACGCAAAACCAGCGGCACTCAATGCGATTTTGGTATATTTTATCATATCATCTGGTGTTGGCAAAAGAGAAACAATATCTACTGAACCATTTGCTTAAAGAATTAATGATATTGTATAAAATATAAGAGACATGACCTCCGTAAACGCGTTCAATGACATGATGGGACAGTTCCTAGCCGAACTACACAAGACATTCCCAGAAGAAAAGGCGATTAAAAAGAGTATGAGTGGTTTCGAACTCATGCGACAGGCCAACCCACGATTGGTCGTCGAAGGTTTCATGACTGGTGTGTCTCCGTATGCCGACAAAATCTCAGCGCGTGACGATACATTTTTCCTCGAAGAATCGAAAAAGCTTGATTTCTTGAAGGGTATTAATATTGAAACGCACTGGTCCAGTATCTCCGATGCGACGAAGGATGCCATTTGGCAATACATCTCAACTCTATACATGCTCGGAACGACGATCTCATCTATTCCAGAAGACACTCTCAACATGATCGAAAAGGTTGCGAAGCAATGCGCAGACCAAATTGAAACTGATGGTGGTGGACTTGAGGATTTAGATCAGGGAAAGTTGCTCAGCACTATGCAAAACATGTTGGGTGGGATGATGAAAAAATAAACTTAGTATATTTAAATGAGCGCTTCTTGGTTTAAGGATCCACAGCAGCTTGTTCGATGTGATAAAACATTGGAATTTTGGCCTACCAATAGACAGCCCACAGGTGACCGAATCAACTCAGCGTCTCGTTTCATTATATATGCGGCGTGTGTCCATTATTTGATTAAGCGAGACAGGCGCGTCTTCGTCGTCGCCGCAACCGCCTTAGCAATTTTGTATGTCTTAGAAACATCTAAGATGATAAAACCAAGTATAGAAAGATATCAAGTTGAGTTAACAGGGGACACCAGTTGTCAATTACCAGATTCAGAAAATCCAATGGCGAATGTTTTGGTGGGTGATTATGGTGATCGTCCACCTGCATGCTTTTACCCAACCGTGAAGAGACAAGTGGAAAACGCTGTTGGTGGTGACATCATGTATGACGGTGGGAGATCTAAAAGCTCAGGACCTGAACAGCAGCGAAATGGACTTCAGCGCCAGTTTGTATCGAGTCCTGTCACTACGGTAGTCTCCGATCAAACCGGATTCGCTGAGTGGTTGTATGGTAAGAAAAACGCCAAGATGTGTAAGGATGACTCGCTTCAATGCGATCCAAATGCGAGAGGAGTTCAACTCGAATCGCGTTCTGGTTTGGGTTTGGACGGTGATAAAAGGTAAATAATTTTAAATTCTCAATAATCGAAACACACAATGTTTCCATCATTGATAACAAAAATCTTACATAATAATAAATGGCGTACCAACTCCAACCAGGGCTCGCTATTGTTGAGAATCCAGCCGTCCCAGAAGCTAAAGCGACCGATGAAGTTTTTGTGTACCCACAACCAACGTCCTTGAAATTCGGTTCGAGACCAAACACCATGTTATATGGCACCGCCCCGTTTATGGCGGGTAAGGGTGCGCCAGCCGAACTCGTCGAAACATCCGATGCACTTCGTCCCCAATCTACCACGAGATTTGGTAAGGTTTTAGCGAACACGTACGAATCTGGATATTTCCCAATTAATAATACACCTGTTCAATTACCTCCACAAACTCAAAGTTACCAGCCTGCGAGTACTAGAGCTCAATTACAAAATGGACTTTTTGATCAAAGATATACAAAATAAAATGTGAGTAACAAATAAGAATGGGAGATCCAGTATCTGTCGCTGCTATCGCCGGTTTAATTTATGCTGGTCGAAAATTAAGTTATGCGAAAGAAACGTATGAACAACAGCCCGAAGTTTCACAGCCCACAGTAACCCCACCACCACCAGTGTTTGCCGAGACGCAGGTACGTGAATACCCTGGCTCAGTCCCCCCTAACATTAATAAACGAGCCGTGGATAGCTTCGCGGACCTTTCTCGAAATGTTCGGTCGTCTGGACAAGAGATTCTCGAAACGCGAAATCGTATGTACGATGTCGGACGCATGAACAACGTCGGTCCAATCGAAAAGCGATTGGTTGGACCGGGTCTTGGTGTCGACCCCAACGTACCGAGCTATGGTGGACATCAGCAACTTCTCCGAGTCAATCCAGAAAACGTCGGCGCTTATAAATTGACGACTCTTCCAGGACGAAGTGGTCCAGCTCAAGACACAAGTGGTGGTAGGCGTGGTGTGGCGGGTGGTTTATACCAAAATAGACCAGAAAAAACCGCTTTCCTCCCAGATCGTTTACCAAACGTTTCTGGAAAGTCGCAAGGTTTCGGTGGTCGTACACCCCGAGGTGAGCACGAAAAGACGAAGAAAATTACAAACCGAGCCGCTACAGGTCTCCGAACGGATACTTTGAGTGTTGCTCCAGCGAAGCGTTTCGTGTCGAACGGTTCGAACGCACAAGACCCAACGAGAAACAAGAAAGACGGCAACATTGAACAATACCAATACATGAACAACCCACAACCAGGCATTAACAGTTTCCATCATGGATACTTACAGGGTGCCGCGGTTGCTATGGGTGAAACGAACTCCAGAACACCACACACACCTGAACAAATGTTCAAATACGGGTTTAGACCGGATGAACGTCGTGGTAAGGCTGGGCGCCCCGCTGGTCCAGGTAGAATGAACGTGCGCGCAAGTCCACTCAACCAAGGGGGTAAGCTCACGGCGGTTCGCAGTGATACCACACGCATTGACGGTCGCGTCAACCCCCAAGCAGGTGGCTGGACTCAACAGTATGATAACAGTGGCTACTACGATCTCAACGCATACAAGGATACCCCAAATCCAAACGCTTCACCAGACAGTCTCAATGTTGCCAAGAGACAACTCGCTCGAAACCCTTTATCTCATCAATTATCCTAAAAAATATAAAAAA